TCAGTAGAAATGATCGATCGTCCTCAAGAAGGCGATCTCATTTATCTTGCCATGGCAGATCGTTTGATGTATGTCAAATACGTCAATAAAACTCCTGTCTTCTATCAGATGGGCGCCATTCAAATGTATGATCTCGTTTGCGAGATGTTTGAATACAGCAGCGAGCAGTTAAATACTGGCATTGAAGCCATTGATAGCATTGAGAAATTAAGCAGCCTCAGCCTCGACGAATTTGGAATCTTGACGAATGACGGTTTACTTCTGGTTACTCAAGAAGGAAATCCTATTATACAAGGCAGCTATGATTTTGGCACACAAGCCGGAGATGCATTCGAAGATAATATGGAGTTTGAGACAGGCGGCGACAGCATCCTTGACTGGACACAAATCGATCCGTTTAGTGAGGGACAAGTATAATGTTTGGAAGAACATGGAATCATGACAGTTTAAGAAAATACATCATCGTATTTGGAACTGTCTTTAACGATATCTATATTAATCGCTTGAGCAATGCCGGAGAAGTGCTTCAGACGCTGAAAGTTCCTTTGACATACGGTCCAAAAGACAAAGTGCTTTCAAGACTCGAGCAAAGTCCAAGACTCGATAATCAAGTTGGTATCATTCTTCCTCGTATTTCTTTCGAAATGACGACCATGGAGTATGATCCTACTCGTAAGTTGAATACTCTGAATAAACTGACGAAGCAATCTACTAATGCAGGCACAGACGACGAAGTCAAATATCAGTATCAACCTGTTCCATATGACATGCAGTTCGAGATGAACATCTTGGTCAAGAATGCTGAAGATGGCACTCGTATCGTAGAGCAAATAGTTCCGTACTTTACTCCTGATTTTACAGTGAGTGTCAATCTTGTTCCTGAAGTCGATGGCCCACGAGACATTCCTATCATTCTAAATAGTATCACTTCTCAAGATGAATATGAAGGTAGCTTTGAACAAAGAAGAGCACTGATCTGGACGCTTAGCTTTACGATGAAAGGTTACTTGTATGGACCAACGAAGAAATCAAAATTAATCAAACTCGCAGAAACAACGTTCAGACTTCCAGAAGATGTCGAGACAGGAAACACCGATAATACCGCCAATACAATAGTCGTGGCTTCGAGACCTGGACTTACTGCGAACGGACAACCTACTACCAACACTGCTTTAAGTATTTCATATGAAGATATTAAGAGCACGGATAACTATAGCATTATCAATACAATTACTGAGAATATCTAATGAGCAATGAACTTGATAAATTTTTAAACATCGCCTCTGGCGATAACTTACCAGCTGTGATCGAAAAGAAGATGAGCACTCAAGTCTCGGTAGACTTTGAATATGCTCGCGAGAACATGATGGAAGTCATCAATAAGGGTCAAGAAGCACTCTTTGATCTAATGGATGTGGCCAAACAAAGTCAGCATCCTCGAGCATATGAAGTCTTGGCAACCATGATGAATACCATGGTGGCAGCAAGCAAAGACTTAGTCGATCTTCAGGCAAAAAAGAAGAAGATCATGGAAGACGATCCTTCGGCTTCTCCTCAGCAAGTCACAAACAATCTCTTCGTCGGCTCGACAGCAGAGTTACAGAAATATCTGAAGCAGCACAAAGATGGCGAGTGAAAACTATCTCGGGAATCCGAGACTTAAAAGAGCAGACACAAAGGTCGAGTATACTCCCGAACAAGTCGCAGAGTACATTAAGTGCTCTGAGGATCCGATCTACTTTATCTTAACTTATTGTAAGATCGTCAACATCGATAAGGGTCTGATCATGTTCCCGCTCTGGGAATTCCAGAAGGAAATGATCCTCGCCTTCGAAGCCAATCGATTCGTTATCTGTAAGATGCCTCGCCAGGTTGGTAAGACAACTACTGTTGCCGCTTACTTACTTTGGAAGATTGTATTCAACGAAGAGTATTCGATCGCTATTCTGGCCAACAAAGACAGACAAGCGCGAGAAATCCTTGGTCGTATTCAGTTAATGTTTGAGCATCTTCCGAAGTGGCTTCAGATGGGTGTGACTGAATGGAATAAGGGTAACATTAAGCTTGAGAACGGATCTGAAATCCTTGCCTCAGCTACTTCATCATCTGCTATTCGTGGTACGTCTCAGAACATGGTTTACCTCGACGAGTTTGCCTTCGTTCCGACCAACATTCAAGACGAGTTCTTCGCGTCGGTTTATCCTACCATTTCATCTGGTCAAAGTTCGAAGGTTCTGGTCACATCGACTCCAAATGGTATGAATATGTTTTACCGCATTTGGACCGAGTCCGAAGAAGGTAGAAATGCTTATGCTCGTGTCGACGTTCACTGGTCACAGATTCCTGGCCGTGACGAAGCATGGAGAGAACAGACGATCAGTAATACGTCTGAAGAACAGTTCAGACAGGAATATGAGTGCGAGTTCCTTGGATCTTCGAACACTCTGATCCATCCTACCAAACTTCGTAATATGGTCTATAAACATCCGATTGCACAGGCAGACGGTGGACTCAAGATCTACGAAGAGCCAGAGCCAGATACAATTTATGCTATCGTAGTTGATACTTCTCGCGGAGCCGGAGCCGACTATTCTGCTTTCATTGTCGTCAACGTATCGACGATGCCTTATCGACAAGTAGCAGCATATCGAAATAACCTGATATCGCCGATGATCTATCCGAACATCATCTATAATGCGGCCATCAAATATAACGATGCTCTTGTTCTTGTCGAAACAAACGATATTGGTCAACAAGTAGCTGACATCTTGCACTACGATCTTGAGTATGACGGCGTTCTCGTGACTGCAAATAACGGCAGAACGGGTCAAAGTCTGTCAGGCGGTTTTGCTACGACGACTCACTATGGTGTCAAGACTACGAAGCAGGTGAAACGAGTTGGCTGTGCCACACTCAAGACTCTCGTCGAATCTGATAAGTTCTTGATCTATGACTATGACACTATCTATGAGTTGACTCGCTTCTCGCTCAAGAATAGTTTGAAAGGCAACCAGTCATACGAAGCAGAAGACGGTAACGATGACATGGCCATGTGTTGTGTTCTCTTTGCTTGGTTGACTACGCAGCCTTATCTGAAAGAAATTACGAATATTGATATTCGTATGCAAATTTACGAACAGAATGAGAAGATGCTTGAGCAGCAGATGCTTCCATTTGGACTCATGAGTACAGGCGACGATCAACACGATGAAGAAGTAAACGAATCACTCTTCGATGGTGGACCAAAAGATGATTTCTGGGTTGCCAAGAAGATGGGATTCTTTGAGGGGAACTTTTGATATGGATGATTATAATTTTGATATAAAACGCATGTTAAGAGCATTGAAGCCAGCGTTATCACATCCTACAAACGGATTGATTTTTATTGCTCAAGTAGTTAGATATGGAAGTGGACCTTCTCTGAAGTATACATATAAAAAGATGCTGGAATCTCGACTCGGCGGAGAAATGGCTTTTAGTAATGAAGAAATTTCAAGCTATATTCCTACACTTTGTGATCGTCCAGAAGGTTCTGTTGGAAGAGTTTCTTATGAAAAGTTTAAAGAACAACAAATAAATGTAGTAAAAGTCAGCCGAAGACAGACAAACGACAAGTGGATTGAAGCCAAACACCCATATAGTTGGATGGCTAGACGTTATAGGGATACTCATGATATTTGGCATATTCTTACTGGTTATCCAACAACAGTAGATGGAGAAATGTGCATTACTATGTTTTCGTTTGCTCAAACAAGAGCTTTAAGTTGGCTGACTATTAGTTTGACTATTCTTTTTAATGTAGGAGGACCATTAGGATTAAGAAATCTTACACCTACACATCTTAAAATGTTATACGAAGCATATCGAAATGGTAAAAAAGCTAAGTTCTTACTTGCAGAAGATTATGACAAACTACTATCTGAAAATTTACAAGATGCTAGGGAAAGATTAAATATCAGAAGTCCACGCTTTTTTATAGATAAATCCCCTAATTTAATGAAGTTATAAATAAAGCAAATGCAACTTATATGACTAACCTTTAAAGGGAGATAACAATGGCGTTTCAAGTCAGCCCAGGAATTAATGTTTCTGAAATTGATCTTACAACAACTGTTCCGGCACTTGCGACTACGGTCGGTGGTTTCGGCGGAGTATTTCGTTGGGGACCAGTAGGAAAGTTTGTTCTTGTAGATTCAGAAAATACACTCGCAAATCGCTTCGGTAAACCAACTTCAGACAACTACGAAACGTTTTATACGGCTGCAAACTTCCTTTCTTATGGAAATGCTCTGTATGTTTCGCGTGCTGCGACCACAACAGGTTTTGCAAACACTTCAACTATTACTCTTGACGGTGACGTATCGCTTGCCGCTAATGGTACTGCTCTTGGTCTTACAGCTGGACTTCGCGTACAAGGTGATGGCATTGCAGAAGATACTTTTGTAACAGCAGTAACTAACAGCGCTATTACAATTTCAAAGGCAGCAACCGCAAGCGCTTCAGCACTTCTTTCATTCTTTGCTAATGCTACGACACTTTCTGCTTATGCTGGTAATACAGCTGCAGTTGTTGCATCAAACGTAGTTATTCGCAACTCAGAAGAGTTCGAAAACAAAGGTGCAACGAACACAGCATTTACAGGAACAGAGTTCGTAGCTCGTTATCCTGGTGCACTCGGTAACTCGCTGAAGGTTTCGATGTGCGATAGCGCAACACAATATGCCGAAACAGTTACATTCGAAACTAATACCACTTGGGGTTCAACAACTGCAAACACATATGCTCTTGCTGATCTTACAAGTGCCACTATGTCGATCGCCGTAGGCAGCAACACTGCTAACGTTGTCTTCGTGTGGTCAGGTGATGATTTCGCCGATCGTGTAGCTGCTTCTGCAGGTGCTCGTGCAGTCGGTTCGAACGGCGTATCAGCCAACTTCATCTCGCTTGCAACAGCAAACACGCTGTTCACCAACGGTGATACAGTATGGTATGCTAAGGGAAATTCTTCGACTGCGAATAGCATTCAAGGTTTATCAGAAGGTACATCGTACTTCATTACTGGAGCGAATACAACCGGCTTTACTCTCTCG